ATCAGGTTGGCGCGCTGTCTCTGGTTCAGACCCTTAGCAACGAGTCTCGAGCCGTCGAAACCTAAAACGGAACCTACGAGCCGGCCCCACAGCCAGTGCTCGAAGGGTTTCAAACGGGATGCCAGCTCCAGGTTATACCTGGGAGACCTGGGAAATATCAGCCTGGGCTTCATAGCTTTTCCTGGCACCCTATTCTTCTCCGTCTTGAGGAAAGCCCTGATGGTCCAGTCCTGGTAACCGGACAAACCATCTTCCTCAAGGGACCTAGCGGCCTCTAGGTATCGACGCCGGAGAGCTCCGGAATAGCTCTCGGCAGTGGCTCTCCAGGAGAGAGCCCCGTCTCTGTATCTGCGCGCAAACCTGATAAGTTGACGCCAAGTTGCCTCCGATCCGGCAGACACAGGCCCAAATACTTGGGCAGGGACCTCCCCCATTGTCCGCATTGCAAGTGCGGTCACCTCGTTGTGCGGACATGGACGGTTACAGACTGGCACAAAAGCCCCTTGCAAAGGCGCTCTGTAAGCTGTCCACATCTCCCTACGACTCTCTGAACAAGAAGCCCAGTCGACCTTCCTGGTGTCTAGGACACCGGTTGCAATTGGAGGTGGAGTCCCCCAACACAACCCTGGAATACGAACCGGGCCTCCCTAAAGAGAGGGTGGATCCTCTTCCACAACCAAACGCTCGCGGGCCAGGCGCTCTGGAGCGGTCTCACCAAAGGAAGCAACTACCGTGTCAGGTAGTGCGAACACCGCTGCCGAAGCGGGTATACCTTTGGTGGCGAACCACTCACGCGCACGGGACCGTAGTCCCGCAAGAAGCTCCTGTGTGCGCGGGCGAAAGCATGCGTACAAGGTTAGGGAGGCGAGCAACTCCGGACAGATGACAAGTCTGCCCTTCAAAGTCTCGACGACGAGGAAAACCTCGTGCTCGTCTCCCGAAGTTGGCATCACTCCTCCACCAAGGAGTTTCGCTTCGCAATCAAGCAAACCCAAAAGAGCGTTGGCCGGACCGGGTAGGTCGGCACTAGGGAGGTCTGGAACCCACCGCCTAGTGACTAACCTGCCCACGGCCCCGCCGCGGCCACCTAAGTAAGCTTGCAGTCTGTTGGTCCAGACTGATCGCTTGCGATGCCGGGAAGGTGTTAACCCGCCCGCCGTTGCGCTGGCATGCACAACATTTGCTTCGTCCGCAAATCCCATGCCAAGGATATGCGACCTGTTTTCCCCCCTGTCTAGAGACAGACGGGGAGGAACATCCGCCCGAAGCACAGGCGGCGGTGCAAGCGTTCCTCTGTATAGCCAAGCGGCCGCAAGCTCTAGTAACCAACCTAGAGTAGTGCGCCCGATGACATGCTCCCACAACTTCGACAAAGCCCACGCGACCCAGGCCCAAAACCACCAGAT